CTTCGCCGGCAGCGGAACAACGGCGGAGGTGGCCGAGTCGCTGGGGCGGCAGTGGATCATGGTCGAGATCGCGGCCGAATACGAGGCCCTTATCCGCAAGCGCGTGGCGCAGCCTGCGATGAGCAGGCAGATGGAAAGCAGCATCCGATACGATCCACAGCCGAACCACGGGCCGCGTCAAAGCACACTTGGGCTAGACAACAGCGATGGCCCACTGCCATGATTTGGTATAATCTGATTGGACGCAGCAAACATCGGTCGCCGCGAGGACCCGGAAATGGGTTTCGGTTTCCGTGGGCACCCGCGAGCATACGTCACGCCCGGAGGGTGGGCATCACAATCAGGGTCCGAACAGCGGTCACAACGGTTTAGCGTCCAAGCATCCGCCCCACCCTCCCGGCGTGTCCCTCGACATGCCCGAATCGCCGATCAGCGAGCAGGAGGCACTGCGTATTGCAGATAGCCTCTGGGCGCGCTTCTGCAAGGACAAACATTTCCATGCCGATGACGCTGGTCAGCTCAAAGTAGAGGCCGAGCTAGGCGCGGTCGTTGCGCTGCGCAGGATCGATCCCAGCCGTGGCCGTGGGGCCGGTGTAACCTACATCGGCAGCTCCGCTCTGGGCTATATGCGCCACTATTGTCGCCAGCAAGCCCGCCAAACGAAACACATCAGTATGTTCCCACTCGGCGAGAACGAACACGCATCTGCCGACCCGCAACCTGGCATAGCAGAACGCATTGCCGTCCAGCAGTTTGTGCAGCAATTATCCCCACGCTCTAAGACTGTGGCCGAAATGCTGATGGCGGGACACACTCAAACTGAGATCGCGCAAATCATTGGCACCTCGCAGATGCAAGTCCATCGAATCAAGCGCGCTATCGGCAAGTCCCTAGAGACGGCATTGAAAGAAAACCGGGCAGCGTGAGACCGGCGGGCGCGCTAGGTATCTTACTTCATGGCGCTACCGATGTGAGTACCCCGTTGTTGCATTGGTCTAGGTGACGTGGGCAAACCAGGCGAGCCAACCAAGTTCGGCGCGACAAAACGGGCCGCATACCTGGCGGCACTCGGCAAGGGGACGGGGCGATATAAGGCGGCTAAGGCCGTCGGCATGAGCGCAGAGGGTGTGCGCGACTACGCCCGCAAGCATCCCGAGTTTGCCGAAGAGATCGCAGTCGCCGAAATGGACGCCAACGAAGCGGTCGAGTGCGCCCTCTATAGGCGAGCGACCGAGGGCAATATCGCAGCGATCTGCATTTGGCTGTTCAACCGGATGCCGGACCGCTGGGCCGACAAACGACACGTACAACACGAAGGCGACGTGACAATCAAGACGCCCCAAGAAATCGAGGCGATGCAGCAGGAGATCAAGGCGCTTGATCGCCAGTTCGCACGGCTAACGGGCAACAATGGCGACGAATCTGCAAGCTGAGTCACACGATCTGCGCGAAGTTCAGATGCGCCGCTATCTTCTCCGGCAGCAGTTGCTGGCCGCTGTTACGGACAACCCCGATCTCGTCGTGCAGCCTACTGCCGATCAGCTCGCATTTCACCAAAGCGGGGCGCAGGGCCGGGTCATCAGCGGTGGCAACCGATCTGGGAAGACGTGGTGTGGTGCGCGCGAGGCGATGTGGTGGCTGCTAGGGACACATCCGTATCGAGATACGCCGAAACCGCCAATCGCCGGGCGCGTTGTTGCGGCCGAACGTATGCAGCTTGGTCGGGAAGACCCAGTGCCTCCAACGCGCGCAATGATGGCCTATTGGCTGCCACGCGGTACGCTTCGCGGGAATCACTGGGACAAGGCATATTCGGCGACGAGCAATGTACTTCACCTGACGAACGGTTCGATCCTTGAATTCATGTCACATGACCAGGCGGACAAAGCGCAGGCAGGCGACAAGCGGCATTTCGTGTGGTGGGATGAGGAACCGCCGCGCAGCAAGTTTGACGAGGGCCTAATGCGCCTACTCGACGAGAGCGGCGCATGGTGGATGACCTACACTCCCGCCGAGGGCATGACCTGGAGCTATTTCGATCTCTATGAACCGTGGAGTCACGGCGACACGCCGTCGCTCGATTGGATCATCCTGGAAACGGAGGACAACCCGACACTCAGCCCTGCCACGCTTGCGAACTTGCGCGAGCTAATGGGTGACGAAGTTCTTCGGGCGCGGCTCAAGGGCCAGTTCGTCACGTTTGGCGGCTTGATTTACCCGCAATGGGAGCGCGAAAAGCACGTATGGCCGGAGGACGAACCGCTTCCCTTCGATCTGAGAGATGTGCCGACATTCGCGGTCATCGATCCCGGCATCGGTGCGCCCACGGCAGTGGTTTGGTTCGCCATAGACAAAGACGGGCACCTTTGGGCGTTTGATATCTACTACGAGAAGGACCGCGTGATCGCGCAGGTGGCCGAGGCGATACTTGCGACAAACTCCCGATATAAGATCACGCCGCGCTATCTGATCGATCCTGCTGCCAGCCAACGGACGCTGGAATCCGGGCGCAGCGTTCAGATGCTGTATGCCGAACAAGGCGTATCTGCCGCACCAGCGGCGAAGGCATGGCAGCCGCGCGTGGATCAGGTTCGCGAATATCTCCGCCAGGAGAAATTCCACATGCTGTCTAGCCTGAGGCCGCTCGAACGTGAATTCATGTCATATCGTCGCAGCAAGCGCTGGGCGGCGATGGTCGGCGACCCTAGTGGCCGCCCGCTAACGGAAGGTGATGACCATGCACTCGACTGCGTGGGCTATATGTGCATGGCACGACCGCTGCCCGCGAAGCCAATCGCGCCGAAACCGGGTCCGTTTGCCTACGAAACGCTTGTCCGGCAGTATCGCGGTGGTGACCCCGCATTTCTGAAGCCAGTTCACGAGGCGACCACATGACGGATTTCCCCTATGACGAAACTGATGTGACGCCGACGGGCATCTTCGGCGAGCCGGCGATACTTGAGGTAGACATCCGCGAAGAGTCGCCAACCGTTCGCCTGGACGCTGACGACCTCAAAGCTATCCGCAATCGCATCGAGCGCGCCCAGAAGCACTCACGCGAAGAAATCGGCGGTGAAAAGGGTCAATACGAACTCTGCAAACAGACTTATGAGGGCAGATGGATTACGACCGGTGAAGACGAAGAGGGCACCGACAGGATCGTCTGTAACCACACGCTGGCGAATGTCGAAATCAAGGTCGCTTCTGTCGCGTCGGCCGATCCCGAATTCACCTTCCAAGATCATCCCGACGTTCCGCCGCAAGTGCTGCGCCAGGCGGAACGCGGCCTGCGCCGATACTGGCAGCGCATTGATGCCACCAAGGTAACGCGGAGCGTTTACCGCACCTCGAAGATCGCGCCCGTCGGCATCTGCACTTATGAATTCGACGAAACTGCCGACCATATCGTGCTGCGTGAAGTACTGCCAACCAACTTCTCCGTCGATCCCGACGCCATTAGTCTTGACGATGCCGAATTCGTTGTTGAGCGCCAAGTTCTACCGTTCCGTCTGGTGCGCGCCGATCCGCAATACAGGGTTCCATCGGATTTGAAGCCCACATATGTTCCCAAGTCGGTAGGCGATGAGAACGCGGTCAAACGGGTTGCAACCGGGGACGAAGAAGGTACGGAGAACGCCATCGCGCTGCTGCATTATTGGGGTCGCCATCCCGATCCCTATACGAACGAACAGGGCCTGCTGCACCTGGTGTTCGCTGAAACCGCTGGTGGTACGCATGACGATCCGCTCCTGCGCGAGCGGTCCCCATATCCATTTGACCACGTGCCATTTCGCACGATTGTCAATGTCAAGCGTCTGCACGAATTCTATGGCATGAGCGATGTCTACCTCACGCTCGACCAGCAGCGGCTTATCAATCACGCCATCAGCGCGGTCAGCACACGCGCGCGGCGTGCGAGCGTAGACAAGTTCGTCGCAGACAAGACTGTCCTCAATACGGACGACGAAGCGATATCGAAGCTGAAGAGCGCGAAGGTTGAGACACTACTCGTTGATCCCCTCGGCCGCGCGCTTGGCGATGTGGTCGGAACCATCGACATTCCGCCGCTGCGCGCTGAAAATTTGTTGACTTACGACAAGGCGGTAGAGGCCGATACCGTCGTCACCGGTGTTGACGATTATATGCGCGGCCAATACCCGGAGCACAAGCGACTGGCGACCGAGGTCCGCGAACTCAGCCGGAAATCCGGCGTCCGTTCGGGGCTCGATCAGCTCGTTTACGAAGAATTCGTGGCCGACATCATCGAGGACATGTTCGCATATATGCAGGCTGTCCACACCGGGGCATTGGGCATCGGGTGGAAGGGTGATACCGAGGCTGAAGCCTCCTGGGAAGAGTGGTCGCCATCCAATCTACCTGAAGGGTTGCGTATCGAGGTACTGCCGGGTTCCACATCGGCTGCGAACACGGATCGCGACATCCAGCGATTGATGATGGTCTGGAATGTCGGCCAGTTTCTATTCACGACAGGGCAACTCGACTGGCGTCCGCTCTGGCGGCGGCTTATCAATCTACTCGATATCCCTGAGGGCGACGCAATGTTCGCGACGGCCGCCGCGCCGGGAATGGCGGGACCGCCCGGCATGGGTGGAATGGGTGGAATGGGTGGGATGCCCGGAATGCCTGGAATGCCGCCAATGGCACCGGGCCAACAGCCGCGTGGACCAATGGGACCGATGACGCCACCAGGACCGGGTGGGCCTGGGCCGGTGGGCTTCCCGCCAATTCCCATGCCGCAAGGAGGTATATAGATGCCTGCTTGGGTTGATACGGCACGGGAAGAAGCCGCTTGGCGGCGTGCGAAACGACATCCGCCGCCGAAGAACTGGCGCGGTAGCAAATGGGCCTGGGTGACATATCTCGCGAAGCGGATTCTGGGCACGAAGAAACGGAAGCGCAACAGAAGCAAATGGCTAGGCTGAGACGATGACAATAAGCAACCGCCAGTGGTCGATTCTGACAATCCTCGCGGCCATTGCAGCTATTGCATCCGTAGCGAATCTGATTTTCAGATACACGGGATAGAACGATGGCAGACGCAACAACAGAAGAGAAGTGGATCGGGAAGATTGGTCTGAAGGAAGGTCGGCTCCGCCGCTATCTTCACAAGAAGGAGGGCGAGAAGGTCACCGTGGCCGACTGCCGCCGCATTCTCGCCGATACGAATGCCAGCAAGTCAATCAAAGCCGCCGCGCGACTGGCGATCTATTTCATTCGTAGAGCGCGAGGCGGACGCGAATCGATAGAACGAACCTAGCCCATAATGACCGATCAGGAGTTACATATTGCGCGCAACGTTGCCGCGGGATTGGGCTGTAAGGTGTGTGATGTGACCGATCTCAATCAATCACGGCGGCACGATCTAGACTACCTGCTCTACTGCACATTGCGTCCTGGCGAAGATTTGCAGAGCGCCGTGGATGACATGAAAGCTGGCTATAACGCCGACAGACCGGCACGAGTGACCTGTCCTATCGAACACGGTTTCGTGAACGTCAACATCTTGGAAGGACCCGCACCATTCCTGCCGCTGTCAGCCATGCTGCGAGGTCTACACGATCAAGCTCTGTGGACACACTCAATCATCATCAGTTGGATACCGACCATAGACCGGCGAGAGGAGAACTGACTACATGGTGAAGGATGGCGAACTAGCCTGGACTAAGACTCCGGTGCCGAATGACAAACTTCACTGGAGATTAGTCAGTAGTGGCGGCGATCTCGCAATCGAAATTGCCAAAACTGAGGATAACGGTCAGGAAACAATTCTGACCCGTCAATCTTTACCATATCCTCTTGTCATACCACAGAAAGGAGACTGATTAGATGCCCGACGGTCAAACGGATATAGACCACTCGGGGGCCACCGGCGACGCCTCTGACGCACCTCGTAGCTTGGGCGATATTGTCGCCCAGACGAGCACTGCGGATGCAGCACCGGACGCCGCGCTCACTGATGTCGATGCCGCTGAAGACCAGACAGAGCCGGAAACTACGGGTGAGGACACCGGCGATGTCGAGGAGTTGGATTTCGGGGAAGCACCGCCAGAAGGCACACCTGAGAGGGCCGAGTACGACAAATGGAAGGCGGTTCTCACCCAACGCTCTCAGGAACAGGCCGCGCGACGGCGCGAGCTTGACGAGCGAGAGCAACAACTTCGCGAACAGTTTGGCGACGACGACGCGCAGGCGGCTATCGCCGCATTGCGTGAGTTAGATCAAGAAGCACCAGGGGCTGCGCAGCGACTACTCGGTGCCGACGAAGACGCTGGTGCCGACCAATCCGCCCAACTCGACTACATGAGCAGGCAGATGTTTGGCCTTCCGTTCAATGAAATGAGCGAGGAGGGTCAAGCGATGGCGCGCTACCTGATGACGGTTGAGGCGCGACAAGCGGCGCAGAGCACCCAGCAACTTGATCGCCAACTAGACGAGCGATTCAACTACTGGAAACAGCAGATTCCATCACTCGACCAGAAGGCGACCGTGACGCAGCTACGGCGGCTGGTAGCGGATATGCGCCTGACGCCGCAGCAGATCACGCCTCGCCTGATGGACCTCGCCGTACAAGCTCAGATCGCCGAACGCGCTGGTCAGCAAGACCAGCGGAAGCGACAACGAGCGAACGAAATCAAGGCCAGTACAGCCGCCAAGCGCAGCAGCGCTGGCGGCAGTCAAGTGCCAGCAGATGGCGGCACATCGATGTGGGATATCTATGCCGCAGAGTGCCGCGCCAAAGGGATCAATCCCGAAGCCGACTGATAGCTCGTTTGTCCTCCGCTGATATCAATAACGGAGGACAACAAAGATGGCGACGGCGAAAACGACCGCCGTCACCGCCAGCACGATTGAGACGTGGTTAGCCCGCAACTTTGAGGACCACGTATTCGAGCGGCACGCCCTGCTCTGGAAGCTGCGGCGTAGCCGCGCCAACGTTGGCTATGACGGCGGCCATGCGTTTATCGCGCCCGTGCGTCTCGCCGCATCGACAAACACCGGTTGGATCAACCGGGGCGGAACCGTGGACACGCAGATTCAAACTGGTTTCTACGGAGCCGCATTCGATTGGAAGATGCTGACGGGCAGCGTCGTCGTGCCCCTGCAAGACGAATTGCAGAACGCTGGGAAGGCCAAGATGGTCAACGTGACTGAGGCTTATTCCGCCCAGTGTCTGGACACGATGGCGAACGACTTGGTGACCGCGCTATTCAGCGACGGCACCTCAGATGCGAACTCGATTGTCGGGCTGAAAGGTCTGTGCAATAACACGACCTACGGCGGTCTCTCCAGTGGCGATTACAGCGACTGGGATGTCGCGGTCGATGATTCCACGGCAGAATCCCTCAAGATTTACGGGGGTACTACGTCGATGGAATACTGTATGCTCAAGGCGGCACGCGGCGCGAGCAACGACCGACCCGACCTCATCATCACAGACTTCACGCTCTACCAAGCGTACTGCGCGCAGGTTCCGGCGGCCGAACGACTACCGAACCGGGACCTGGCGGACGCTGGATTCGAGAACGTGACATTCCACGGCGTGCCGATTGTGGCGGATGCGAACTGCACGTCGGGCTATATGTACTTCATCAACACGAGGTACTTGCAGCTCATCAGCCACACGGCGCTTCGGGCGAACAATGGTTTCAAGGTTGGCGAGCCGGAGACTCCGGCGAACCAGCGCGTCACTATTTATCCGGTCACATGGTATGGCTGCCTAGCGACGAACTGTCGCAAAGCGCACGCCTGGGTGACCGGAAAGACTGCGTAAGGGAGGGGGAACAATGGCTGAAGTAGCAGGATGTCCATTCTTCCCGATCTACAGTGCGGGTATCGCACAGGACCCGACGAGCATAGTCGGTTCTGCTGACGATCTCGGCAAGGCCCGATGGTGTCGCCGCAGTGATGGCGGCTGGTACGTTGAACTCTGCGCCTATACATCAGGTGATCTGACTGCGAACTTGGCGTACCGTTTATCTGCGTCCGGCTATGCGTCGGCAACGACGATGCCGGCGGTCAAAGCCATTGCGACACAAGACGGGGCAGCGGACAACTACAACACGATTGTCGTGCCACAAGCTGCCGTCGACGTGAGCGAGACCGGCTACTACGCATGGGTTGCCATCCAGGGGTTTGTCGAACACACGGGTGGCGCAACCGTATCAGCCGGACAGTTCATTGAAACATTGCACGATGGCGGCGGTGAGTGGATCGACGCGGGTGTCGCACAGGAAGGTGCGGACGCAATTCCGATAGTCGCGTATGGCGTTGCCGTGGATGCCGGTGCAGACGGTACTGCGAGCACCGTGTTTCTGTTGGGCCAGCCCGCCGTGATCGCGGCCGCGTAAGGCGGAGCGACATTTATGTCATGGGGCAGCATGACGGACAGTTAGAAAGCACGGGGGCGGTGCTGCCCACACCGCTCCCGGTCAGTCGAAAGAGAGGACCATGGCTGTATCAGCAGCACCAGAACGAATCGATCACTTGCAGACGCTTCGTGTTGCGACGGGCAGATTGGCTCTAACACATACCGATGGCGTGGCAACTATAACGACACCATTCCAGAAGGTGTTCTTCGCAACGTGCATCGCAGAGGATGCGCCTAGCACCGGCTGCATTGCCAGCGTTCAATCGATCACCGGCGGAAGCGTCGTTTTTGAACTCCTGGAGCAAGACGCAACAGTAGGAACGACAGCGGAGCCGATCTACTATCTGATTATCGGCTATTAGGATTCCGGCAATGCCGATTCCTGCAAGCCGAGATGCGGATATCGACCGGCTAGTCGCATACATTCGCGAGAATGACCGGTCGCTCAATCCACTGTGTCCTTTGTGTTTGCGCAACGGACGATTACATCCATTCAACTATCCTGACGCGATAGGTCGGCATCTCAAAGATCGGCGACTGCGTGAGCCGCCGATGCCGAATGCGCTGCCACAGCACACAGAACAGGAATTGGACGTGGTGCTGGCGGACTTAGCTTTGTCACGAGAGGAATCACCGCCCCACGAAGCCCCGCCAGCACCAGCGCCTGAGACCGCACCACGCAAGCGCGGTCGCCCGAGGAAGACACAATGACCGAAGCCAATTTCGTGAGTGAAGCGCAAGCGCTCTATCCGGCTGCCGGCGCAGCCGTCAGTTCTGCCGATTGGATGATACATTACAATGGCGCGCAGCGGTTAGTCGCACGGCGCATACCGTGTCTGACGGGGCTGACGACCGTCTCAATCAACATCACCGAAGCAGGTGATGCGAACGACGAGTTGTCTGCATGGACGGTCGCCGGCGCAACCTACGCAAACACGGATGATGGCGTTCTGTATTGGGCGCTAGGGTACTCGGCACCAAACGCCACTGTCACGATCTATTCCGATAGCGCAGGCACAAATGCGGTCTGCACCGGCTCGGCAGATGTCAGCGCAGCGGCTGCTACGATCACATTAGCTGAAGTCGCTTCCAGCGGAATCAGCGGCACCGTCCTGTGTCAACAAGCGCCAACGGCCGATCCGTTCAATGCGAGTAATACGCTCACATTTGAGCGGCAGATGCTCGTCACGAACGGCAATCGAATCGTACACGCGCGCGAGGTCTATTGGTCAGATACGAGTGCTGGCACAACGCGGCGACTACTGGCGAAAACGGAGGAATGGCTTCGTCAGCGCTATGGTCCTAGCTGGCGCGACACCGCGCCGGGAACTCCCGAATATTACTACCTGCTGAAGTTGGCCGGTGGCACCTATATATGTCCATTCCCACCGCTAGACACCTATGACGATCAGGTTGTGATCGATGCGCAGGTCTTGCCGACGCCAGCCACGGCAACGACTGATGTTTCAGAGATGCCAGACATGGTATGGGACGCGATCATCAACGACATGGCGCGCCGGGCCGCGCTCTCCGATGAGAATCTCACGATGGCCCAACAGTTCGAGGCGAAAGTGCAGGAGGAAATCCTGCGCGCACGTTCCATGATCGTCTTCCGCGCCGAAACGCGAGGCATCGGAATCGGCACCGATACCGATGTACCAGCGGCTCCGACGTGGACGGTAAGGATCGTCAGCGACTAATTACATGAGCGTAAGTACATAGCCCATGCCGATACCAGAAACCTGGCACACGATAAGCCAGTTCACCGGACTGAACCGTAAAGACGACCCTACGGAGATCGCGGACACGGAAGGTCAGATTGTGCAGAACTTCGTCTGCGACGACGAGACCCTCCGTGTGCGGCCGGGCATTAGCCTGAAACGCACGATGACCAGCGGCGTCCAACGTATGTTCGGTTTGGCGAGGGCTCGATTCCTGGGCCACGATCCCAGTTGGATTGCGGTAGGCGAGGCAGAAGCGCCTGCCTACATGAAGGTCATCAACTATGTGCCGCCCAGCACCGAATTCGATCTCATGCCCGACATGAGCTATCCCAGCGGATTCGAGCGAGCGGTATTCGCCCAATTCCAGAATGCTGCGATTCTGACGCTGCCTTATCCCGCGAGCTATCCGCTCTGGTATCGCTGGTGCATCGATTCGAACTCGACCGACATGTGGCACGAAGAAGGCGACACGACCGCGAAGGCGTCAGCATGGACGCTCGCTGGTGCGAGTGACGACAACACCGACGCAGGCGTATTGTACTGGAACGTCACGGTGAGCGGCGAAGACGTGACGGTCGATTTGTACAAAGATTCCGCGAAAGAGGCTGCGAACAAGGTCGCCACAGGGACGGGAGTGCGCGATGACACGATCACGCTCGCGGAGGCGAATAGCAGCGGACTGACAGGATCGGTAGCTATCGCTGCGGACTCGGCGACTGACAACGACAGCGGCAATAAGCTGACCTGCATGGGGATCGCACGCTATCTCGATCCGATTACCGAACCACCGGGCGCACCAACGAGTGCTGTCTCTGCCGTTACGTATGAAGGTTTTGAAGCGACAACGGGCTGGAGCGAAAGTCACGATGGCGAGTTCGATGTGGCACTCAAAACCGGTGAGGCCCCAGAGGAAGACCCCGAGGGGTCGAATTGCTTTGAATTCACCATCGCCAACAACACAGAGTGGCTTCGCACGGTCTACAAGGACTTCAGTACGCCGGTCGATCTGACCGGCGTAATGGAAAGCCAGATATGGTATCAGCTCCAGACGACCACTCACAACAGCATCGACTATGTGGGTCCGATCTACATATGGGTTCAAGTCGGTGAGAAAACCGACGCGAGCAGCCAAACCACTGGCTGGTTCTTCGAGGGTGGATTTCGCCCTCATACGCATATGCTTGAGGGCACAGGTACTGGCACTATCAGTTGGTACAACTGTTCCGATAGTGGCGTCTTATATGTGAGCCTCACGAATGTTGATACAACGCGCACGGTCAACGTCTATCGCAACACGGCCCGTGAAGCAGCGGACTTAGTTGCTACTGGCTCACGCAGCGGTGACGGCTGGATTCAACTCGTCGCACAGAATGCCAGCGATCTGCATGGATCTGTGGTTGTTACATATACCGGCGATGACACCAGTATCGAAGTAACGCCGATACAGATAGCATCCATAAGGCGCGGCCATCATTCAGCGGTTTCGACTTCGATGGATTGGCAAGCATATAGCACAAAGATTGATTTGATTCCCGACCCGTTCAAAGATGCCATCGCGTATATGACCATAGGCACACAGCAGACGCATCCCGATGTTGGTCACAGCTCCAAGTTCTGGCTCGATTGGTGGACAGCATCTTCATACACTCTTCTGCGGTCGCGGTCCTACTGCTATACGTACAGCGATTCGACCACGGGGCGCGAGAGCGCGCCATCGGAAGCCACACCCGACATGGACATCGCGGCCGGCCAAAGTGCTGTCATAACCATCGTGGGCTCGGATGATAGCGATGTTGACAAGGTTCGTATCTATGCGAAACCGGCCGCCGCCGTGGACTATCGATTGGTAACCGAGGTCGAGAATCCAGCAGAGCAGTATCAATTCCGCGATTCTAGTACGGACTGGGACCTGACCGAATCTCTCAATCCTGACGTGGACACACCACCGCGCTGTTCGGTGGCATACAGCCACCAGAACCGCATCTTCTACGCTGGTGACACCGACCATCCGTGCCGCCTCTACATCACGGACAGCGGAGAAACGGCCCGAATCTCGACACGCGCCCCGGAGGAAGAATGGGGCATCGCGGGCGGCTATTGGGACGTTCACCCGAATGACGGCGGGCATATCCGGGCGCTTGGCAGCATCGGCAACATTCTGTTTGTCTGGAAAGACCACGCGACGTATCAACTCACTGGCGATAGCCGCCAAACATTCTACTACGATGATTTCAAGCGTCAGGATGGCATCGTCGGCCCGTGGGCGTGGTGCGAATCCGAGGACGGTCGCTTATTCTGGGTTTCACACCGCAACGTATGGATGTACGACCCCGCGCTGAACAAACCAATCCCCATAGGCGACAAGCTAGGCGATCTTATCGGTTCAGGTGGCGATATTGATCACTACGCATCGTCGGCGAGCATCTGGTGGGGGAACGGGGTGACGCTGGCTACATACGACCGGAAGCTGTTTCTATTCTATTGGACGGGTTCAGCGTACAAATTCCTGACATTCGATCTCAGGCGCAATCATTGGACTGGGCCGCACACTATCAGCGACAGCTCAATCCAACTCGGTCCGGTGCTCACCACCGCGCTATCTGACGGTACACGAGAGATCGAGTTTGTCGGCGGCAATGTGGCCAGCGGTACGGCTGGCAAACTATTCGATATTTGGGATGACAACGACGATATCAGCACGGCGATCTCGGCGGTTTGGCGGTCGCGCAAATTCAATCTTCATCCGGGTTGGTACGAGCAGGCAGTGCATATTAGCGTCACCGCCACCGCCGGCGAGGACAAAGATATCACGTTCGGCATCTATGCCGACAATGGCGACTCGATCTACCACGAAGCCACGATCTCCTGTGTTGCCGATACCGAGGCGACCCACATCGTGCGCGTACCACATGACATCATTGGCGACAAGTTCTATCTGCAAATCCAGTCATCGACGACCGAGGAACTCGCGATCCACGAGGTCGGTCTTTCGACC